GTGGCAGCCGCACAACCGGCAGGTCTGCCGCGTGGCGTCGAAGCGTTCGCAAGGGCGGCACAGCGTGTCGAAGATTTCTCGCACGCGATCGTCGCTTCGCACCGGCCGCCCGGCGGCGATCCAGCGTTTCACCGCGCTACCATATCGCATCAGCCGCACTGCCATGTTCAGAACCAACTGCTGGACTCCTCGCCGCTGCTGCTTGCGCCGGACGACGAGCTGGGCGTTCCGCCGCCGGAGAAACTGCTGCTTGAATCGTCGGACGAACCGGACGAACTGCTGGGCGAGCCCGAGGACGACGAACTGCTCGACAGGCCTGACGAACTCGGCGCGCTGCTGCTGGACGAACTGCTCGGCGGGGGTGGAGGTGGTGGCGGTGGAGACGAACCACTTGACGAGGAGCCTGAGTCGCTTGACCAAGATGCGCCGGGGCTGCTTGACGACCCGCTTGAGCCGGAGGCACTTGTACCCGAACTGCTCGACGAGGACGGACGGCCCCCGGAAGAACTGCTGTCGGGCCCGGACGACGATGAGCTGCTCTGCCCGCTGCTACTGGAACCGCTGCTCGAACTGGAAGAACTGCCGAAGGCACTCGACGAAGGGCCGCTGCTCGAGGAACTGCTGGAGGAATTGCCCGACGAAGAGGACGACAGGCCAGACGAGCTACCGCTGGAGGAACTGCTGCCGGATGACGAGTCCGATGAGGAGCCCGACGAACTGTCGGAGGAAGAACTGGACGAACCGCTGCTGGACGAAGACCCAGAAGAACCGCTCGACGAAGACGAACTGGAGCTGCCGCTGGACGAACTGCTCGAAGACGGCGGGCAGACCGTGTAGCTGTATTCATCGCCCACGGGACAATCCACGGGCATGCAGATTTCCCGGGCGGTGACGACCAGACACCCGTTTTCGTCCGCGGAGACGCCCGTGATGACCGTCACGCATTGGCAGTCGCCGGAACTGCCGGATGAGCCGGACGAGCTGCTTCCGCTGGAGCCGCTGCCGGAGCTTCCGGAGCTCGACCCAGATGATCCGCTGCTGGAGCTGCTCGACGGACCGGACGAACTGCTGGACGATGACGAGCTGCTGGACGAGCTGCCCGAAGACGAGGAACTGCTGCCGGAGGATGAGGAACTGCTGCTCCACGAGGACGAAGAGCTGCTGGATGAAGATGAGCTGCTCGACGAACTCGAACTGCTGCTGGGCAGGCAGCAGTCGTACTCGTTCTCGTACTGGAACCAGTACTCGATCCGGGCCTCGGAGTCGGTGCCGAAGCGAACCTCCTTCATCCGCACGATGGCCCCGACGCCGGCAGGCAGGATGTGGCAGCACGACGGGCCATCGCTCCCACTGGAAGACGAAGGCCACTGGCCGTCGCAGCATTGCTCGCTGGCCCGGCGGCAGCACTCCTCGAGGTAATCCAAGTCGACGCCGTTGCCTTCGAGCCCCTTGCCGTCGTTGGGGTCCTCGACCGAGTTATAGGCATAGCCCGTTCGGCCGCCCGGCTTGGCCACCCAAGAGCCGTAGCCTTGCGCCGCGTCACTGTGGACGACCTCGATGAACTGGTAGCGCCAGCGATTGGGGCTGAGTTCTTCCGCAGACAGGAGCCGGGCCCAGAAGTCTTCCTCATAGGGCACGCCGATCTTGACCACCGCCCACTTCACGCCTGTGCCCGGCTGCTTCCAGAGGATCAGAGCCGCCCCTTCGGTGTCGCAGCTTTCCAGGTAGGCGCAACTGCCGTCGGCGATATCGGCCCGCGTGTGCCACTCGTGCGTGACGTTGACCCGGGCAACCGTGATCCCGCTGACACAGGCGTAGTGGGCGATCTCGCCGGCGGCGACCGGTTCCAACAGCACGGCGAATCGGCCGAAGTGCCGCGGTTTCTCAGGCACGGTCCCGTAGCAGGCCGGCTCGTTCTTGAATGCCTGGAGATTTTCCAGCGGGTGGATGATCGGCTCGTCGAGGCCCAGCACATCGAAGCGCTCACGGTCCGCGCCCGACAGATTGCGGACCTTGATGATCGTGCTGTTCGGAAACCGGGGATCGCAGGATTGCCCTTGGCTTCGCTGCCGGGCCTTGAGGTCCAGGGCGGCGTCGATGAACGTATTGAAGGCCTCGGCCGGGATTTCCAGCTTCTGACCCGGCTGCACTTTCTTGAAGGGGTTTCCCACAGCCGCAGCCTCCCTCAGGTCCCGATCCCCAGGCCGGAGAAATCTCCGTACTGGTAGACCTGCTCGACATAGGCGGCGATCGGCTTCTTGACCAAGACCTTGGCTGCGGCGTCCTCGTCGTCCGCGTAGCGGACCCAGAGGTATTCCCAGCCCTTCTTGTTGATGCCCGTGATGTCGCCGATCACCAGTCCGGTGACGTTCGGGCTTGCGGCGAAGCGGAAGGTGATCTCCCAGTCGTCCTGGCCGCGCTTCGAGCCGGACGCGCCCAGGAACAGCACCTCGCCGGGCGCGAAGCCCCGAAAGGGACCGGCATTCACCTTGCCGGTCAGGAAGAAGAGCGTGGCCTTATATGCCGGAGTGACCGAAGTGGACGGGATGTAATGCGTCTCCGAAAAGTTGTAGACCGGAACCGTGATGTCCACGCCCTCGACGTTGTCGTGCGTAACGCCGATGGCCCCCTGGAAATCCGGGGCGGTTTTGCCCGGTGGGGCGTAGCGTCCGACCGTCTGGAGGCTTTGGGTGATGTGCTGCGTACCGCCGCCGGTGTCGAACTGGTAGCTAGAATCCCCCGTCTCGGGCCGCTCGAGTTGCCCGTAGCGAACCGTACCTTCCCAAATCTCCTCGGCGATCCGCTCCACATGGCTGCTCTGGTACGCTAAGCCAGCAAACAGCACGGGAGCCACCGAATCCAGCGCAACCTTCGCCGCGAACCCGTCATCAGTGCCGCGGATGATGTAGGCCAGCTCTGCCGAATCGGAGCCGACCTCACGGCTGTCCCATTTCTCGGTGATAGAGATCATCAGAAAAAAAGTCCCCCAAATTCGCGACCCTGCTCAACCAGTCGCTTGGTATTTTTGGCCGTCTCCTCGCCGGCTCTAGCGGCCCGCTCCATGGGATTGCTCATCCCCATCCCTGCCAGCGCCAAGGCGTTGAACGTGCCGGAGGCTTTGACAGCCTGTTGCCAGCTTGCGGCATCCGGGATGCCGCCAGGCGGCCCACCTCCAGGTGGAGGACCACCATCACCTCCAATGTCTTCGCCGGCCCGCGCCGCAGCATCCAGGGCTTCCTGCCATGCCTTTTTGGTCGCCTCCAACTCATCCTCGAGCTGCTTCTGCTGCTTCTGGTGACGTTCCCGTCGTTCGTTGTGCCGCCGCTGCCGCTCCTCCTCCAAAATGTCCAGCGCGCCCTCTTTGTTCTCCTCGATGTCTTTCAGCTTGTCTTGGCGCTTGTTCTCGATATCTCGCAGATCCTTTGCCAATTCGGCGTCACGCTTGGCCTGTTCGGCCTTGAACTCCTCGTCCAAGATGCTCGTGGCCAGATCGACGTCGATCGTCTCGTCGAACTGCGCCATCAGCTTCACAAACTGCTTGCTAAGCCAGTTTTGCGTGGATCGCCACACGCTGGTTGCACCGTGCGCGAACTTCGCCCAGGTCTTCCCCATGAAGGTGGCAACCTCCGCCCACGCCTGCTGTAGCCCCGCCCAGGCTTTGGTGAGGATCTTGGCCAGCCCGTACCAGGCTTCGGTAGCAACTGAACCGAAGGTCTCCTGGAACGCGATCCACTTGTCCGTGAGCCACTTGATACCCTTCTGCCACGCGAGTTTCAGGGACAGCCAAAGGATCTCCGCAGCCAATGCAATGTCACCGGCCGCCAGTGCATTGGCGATCCCCTGCCAGGCGCTTGTCGCCGTGCTTTTGAGAGCCTGGAATTGCTCCCCCAGCCATGCCAGCGACTTCGAGCCAGCCCCGGAAACCTGCGCCAGATATGCGCCAAGCGAGGCCACCGCGGCGATCACCAGCCCCACGGGCGAGATCATGGCACTTAATGCGCTGATTACCAGCGAGATTGCCGTTCCGACAAACGTCAGCACCCCCGCCAGCGTGCCGAACACGGCGCTCAGCCCGAACATCACGGCCGATAATGCCAGAAGCGCCGCGCCGACGGCGGTAACGATGGCGGCTATTTTGGCCACTACCACCACCAAGGTGCGGTTCTCTTTGATCCACTCGATGACCGGCGAGACCACTTTGGTGATTCGCTCGGCCAGATCAGTCAACATGGGCGCCAGCGCACCACCGATACGAATGATGGTCATGTTCAGCGAGGTTTTTAGCCGCGTCCACGCATCCGTTAGCTTCGCTGCCGCCGCGGCATCCTCGGCACTCATCACGAGCCCCAGTGCCTTGGCCTCCTCCATCATCGCCATCAGCCCGTCGCGACCACTTTTGAGCATCGGCAGCAACTGCGTTCCCGACCGACCGAATAGCATCGTGGCCAAGGCGGCCTTCTGTGTCTCGTTTTCCAGTTGCGACAGGGCCGTCGCCGACTCCATGAACAACTGCTCGGTGCTCTTCAGATGCCCATCCGCGCCGCGGACTTCGACACCTAAAGCGGCAAAGGCATCGGTTGCCGTACTCAGTCCACGCGTGGCATCGTAAGCCGATCGCTGCAGCCTACGGATGGCTACCTCCATGGCCTGTAGGTCTGTGCCGCCCAATTGCGCCGCATGCGACAGCGCCGAGAGGAACTCCACCGACACCCCCACCCGTGCGGACATCTTGTCCAGCGCGTCGCCTGCCGACATGAACTGCTTGACCGCCAATAGCATCAAGCCGAGCATCGCCGAGCCGGCAGCGAAGATCCCCAGGCCAATTCGCTGTACACTGCGACCCCAACTGCGCAGCCGCGCCGAGGCCTGCTTCAACCCGCGCACCAACCGACTGTTGTCGGCGAAGATCTCCACAAACGCCTGGCCGGCGCGGATTCCCGATGCTTTAGCCATGGTTTTATCCTGGTAAGAGCCCCATGTCTTTCAGCTGCCGCAGCGTCACCTTTGGTTTGGGAGGCGCGAAGGGATGGAAGTCCCGCGGGGCCAGTACCCGGGCCGATTTGCCGCGAAAAGCGTTGTACAGCATGGCAAGCAAATGCGATGTATGGTTCCACTGGTCACGCTGACGACCTTCGGCCATCCAGCAGAGTTCACGCAATGTTAGTGGTCCGGGGTCGACTCCGACGATGCCGGCGAGTCGGTAAACGAGTCGCCAATACTCGCCAGGGCCGCTTCGATCTCCCGAGCCAGCGCCGGACTGCCCAGTCGCTGTTTGATCAGTTCGGTTGTCTTGCGACTGAGTTCCCCGTACCGAGCCACCGCCAGCCGCAGTGTTTCCCGCTGGCTCGTCTCGGGGAAAAAATCAATCAGCTCCTCGATCAGGGCCTGTTTTGCGCGGGCGATGACGTCGCCGGCCATAGTCCGGGCGAAATCTTCGTCGCTAATCCGCTCCGCATCCGCCTGCGGCTTGCACACGCAGTACAGGCAGTCGCAAAGTAGAATTGGGTCGGCTAGCAGCCGCGGAAACATCTGCTCGATATCCAGCAGGTCCTCCTTTATCAGATCGCGGACGCGCTTCACCGCGTCGACGGTAACCGCTACGGTCCAGGTTCGTCCGGCGCTGTCTTGGAATGTGCGCATGGTTTAGACTCCCGATGAATCGGATTGCGGCAGGGTGGGTTTCAGCGTGAAATCGATCGTCGCGGCATCCTCCAGCGGCTGGCCGTTGGAGATGCTCGTCACCGCCCAGGAGCCGCTGTAGGTGAGAGTGGGATCGGAAACAGCCGCCTGCACGGGAGTGCCGCTGTTGTAAGCGGAAATCAACGATTGCACCGCGGTGTCGTCAGGCGAATACAGCGCCGTACCGGAGAGTGTCAGTTCCCGTAGCGCCAGCACCGTCTCCCGCACGCCTTCGCTGCCACGGGTGGTCACGTCAGCCTCCGGGCCACCCATTTCCACGGTGACCTCCTTGGCCAACTTCAGCTCAACACCGTCGATGGTCAATGTGGCTTCGCGACCGAGAACCCAATTAGTAGCCATGTCAGCATCCTTGTTTTGAGGTTGTAAATCGTAGACTGTATCGTGCGGTAACCGGGGTGATTACCTGTCCCTACAGTCTTCAGCTTTCCGTCTTCAGTCTCTAGTATCACCTGATAGATGCCGCCCACATGCGGGGCAAGCGAGGTTTGATCTGCTGTAAGGCTGGCCCCATAAAAGGGCGCTTCGGATAATGAGCCTTCCGACCAGCAATTGCCCGTCGTTTCATAGCACGCTCGCGAGCGGCTTTGGTTGCGTACACATCGGCACCGCTCTCGATATACGCAATTGACCTTTCAACTTGAGCTTCGCTGACAAACTTGATATAGACCGTGTTGCCACGGCCGTCGCCAATAGGGCCATGCCCGCCGACTTTGAGTTTCCAGTTCGTACCACTGGCCAAAAGCTCGCGTTCCGACTTTCCCCTCGTAGATCGAGGCTGCTGAGGCCAACCGTGCTCGTGTACAGCACCAATTTCACCGATGACTGCTGCATCAGGCCCGATCACCACGAGTTGCCGCTGCTTATCGACGGCATACTTGATCGACCGTCGCAAATACAGCGACTGCGTATGCGGTGGTTGCCCGGGGCGGGATGGCCTTTTTCGCTTCAGGATGCTCCGCTTGGCAGCGAGCCGCAGCGCCGCTCCGGCATGGCCAAGGCTCTCGATATTGGCCCGCTTAGCCTTGCGTTTGACTTTGTGCGTTTCGTCTCGGGTTCGCGCGCGGATTCCCAGCATACTCACCCTCCCATCGTTGAGCTTCCCACCATTCGGAAGGTGAGTGTGATCACACTGGTGAAAACCCGTAGCTGCTCGAGGTGTTCGACGGCATAGATCGGCTCGTTGGCCACCTCCGCACAGACCGCCTCGGGATGCGTCGGCGGTCGCCACAGCCGAAACTCTCGGGCGATCTCATCGACCAACTCCATCAGCGGATCGATCTCCTCGACCGATTCGTCTGCGAGCTTCTTCTGTATCGCTACGTCGATCTGGTATTCCCAGCGATCCAGCGTGCGGCTCTCGGGGGTGATCGTCGCCGCCCGCGGAACCACCGACACAGCCAGTGTCTGGAGGCTTCTCAACTCGTGCCGCGGCCGGTAGTAGCGTGTCGCCACAAAAAACAACGAAAAACTCGTGGCGTTGAGCTTGTCTGTCACCGCCGTGGTCAACTCCACGATTGTAGCCATGGCAACCATCTCCTCACGAAAGCCAGGCGGTAACGACGTTAGCTGTCAGTAGCGCCAAAAAGGCCAAACAGCCGCTGGCGATCCACAGCACGGCCCGCACCTGTGTGCTCAGGCCAGCCCGACCGTTGCCAAAGACCTCGTGCTCCAGTCGCTCCAGACGTCGGGCCTGCGACTCGTAGATCATGCGGACTTCCGCCATGGAAATCTGGATGTCCTCAAGCCGCCGGTCAATTTTCCGCATCTGAGTATCACAGTCGTCAGGCACGCTCACTCCTTTCCGGTGGGATCGATCACACCACGAACGGCCCAGCCATCGGTAAACGGCGTGCTGCGAAAGTAGCTTTCCGGCAAGATGCCGAAACCTTGCTCGCCCCAGTTGGGCCCCCAGGAGTTAGCCACCTTGATGCCCCAGCCGCGGGTTTCGCTGTAGATTAGCCCAACGCCGCACATGGCATGTCCGCCGCCTCCACGGCGATAGTCAGGCAACCATCCATCGGGGCCCGGCGAGAAATTGCTGCCCACCAGCACGCCTAGGTTGACTGGGAACCCCAACTGGATGGCCGAGGCGATGTGGTCGAAGGTCGGGCAGTCCCAGGCCTCCAAGACGCGAAACCGCTGCGCTTCGCTCTTCCACGAACTGGGCCAGCGACGTGGTTGCCATTGCAACTGCGGCACCAACTCCGCGGTGCACACGCCATTCTTCTCCAGTTCGCGGATGGCGTCGGCGATCACTGATCCGCGGTCCACGCCGCCGTTGATTCGACCATAAAGGTTGCCGGCAGAAAGCTCCACATAGGGCAGCCCCGCCACGTGCCGCAACACGTGCAGCGATTGCACTGAGGCGAAGGCGTTGCAGGCACCCTGGCCGTCTTGATCCAAAATCGCCGGAACGTGTGCCGAGAAGTCGATCGACCGCCACTCGGCGCGGGGGATCACATGCACACCTGGCCGATCGACGCGATCGCCAAGCACCGGATAGATTTCCCCCGGCCTAGCGACACGTGGCAGACAGCCGAGCGGACGCAACTCACCGTTGATGAGGATGGATTCCATGTGATACTCCGTGCTCATCGAAACAGCCGAAACCGCACTCGCGGTTGCGGAAGACTGCGGACAGGGCAATTGCCATCGGGACAGGTCACAGCAGCCCCTACTGGCTCAGGCTCATCATCCGGGTCTTGCGGAAGTTCTGAGTCCGGCACCGTCGGTTGTCCCCCCAGCCCAAGTTGCCGCAGGATCGCCTGGAATGCGACGATGTCATCGGGAGCTTTGCCGGCGAAGACCTCGGCGCCGTGCGCGTTGACTGCAAACAGCCGCGGCAGCCCATCCCGGCGGGCAGCGGTGATGTAGGGCTCCAGTTCCACCGGTACCCGGCCCAGCTCGTCGACCACGTCCACGTCTGCTACACGCAGCGACCAGCCCGCATCCCGCAACGCTTCGCGGATATCAGGATTCACGATCGCCTGGGCCTGTTCCGGCGTGCGATCCGCTGTTTCCTCGATCCAGATCAAACTGAGCGGTCCCAGCGGTTCCGGTTGCGGATCGGGCCGGGGACCTGGTTCGGGCTCTGGTCTCGGGCCCGGGCCAGGTGTATCAGCCGAACTGACGCGATAGATCGCCAACACAGGCGGCGAGCCACCGGCTGCAACGACCATCGTTTGGTCGTCCCCACTGGGAAGCAGCAGCGCCGTGCCAGTCTGGCCGGTCGCCAGGGGTACCTGAAAGCTGGCCTCTTCAGCCAGTCGCAGCCGCTCGGCCGCGCTACCCCAGGCAGGCCAGATCAGCCCGCCGACAATCGCGACACAGAGCAGTAGAGAGAACCTGTCGCGCATTGGATCACTTCCCCCGAAATTCGAGGATCAGGCGGATGACCTGCACGATGACCGTGATCACCGTGACCGGATCGAGGCCGATCGGGTTGGCCGCCAGCAGGTCGCCGACGTCCTCGCCCCCCATTTCCACCGCCCGAGCGGCGATGGCCTCAGACGATTCGTCGCTGGCGACCAACTCCAATACGGCGCGGAACACCTGGTAATAGGGCTGGAAAGCCTCGAACGAGTCGAACGGACCAGCCAATAGCCAGGTCACCACACGATCGTCGATCTCGGTGGGCGTCAGTTCCGCCGACTGCCGAGCCAATACCAGGATCGTGAGGCACCAGCCGTAGACAGCGCTGGGATCGTTCACCTCGGGCAAATCCAGAATCTCCCCGGCCTGAAACAGCCAGATCCGGATCTGCCGCACCAGCGACAACCAATCCACCAACCGCATCGCGGTACTCATAACAACGCTCCCCGTGGTATGTGTGAGACTCAAACTTCGACGTCGACTTGTTTGGTGTGAATCCGCAGGAGCTTGCCGAAGGGGTCGCTCCAGCGCCATTCCGGCTCGCCGGCCGGGGCGGTCACCTCGTAGACCAGCACGCGTGCGTCACGGGTTTCGCGAATCCGATCCCCCCGCTGCGGCAACACCGCCTGCCCATCGAACACAAGGTCCTCAGCAGCTATCAGGAAGTCGCGGTCAGTCCACTCCATCCGCACACCGCCGTAGGCATCGTTGATCTGAAGCCGGGTCCGCCCAACCGTCGCCTGCACCGGCAACTCCTCGTTGCCGCGGCAGTAGATGACCGTGTGGGCGAGGTGCTTGCGGAACTGGCCGGCCAGCCATTCGTTTGCGTCGTTGAGCAGATCGCCCATCACTGGCTCAGGCGGACACGGACAGTGGAATCGCCATCCGCGGCGTCAGCGACCGCCTTGCCGACGAGCTTGTTTGCGCCGCTGCCGTCGGTGGCCACGGCCACGCTGCCGCTGGCGTCCCAATACACCTTGTCGCCTGCGGAGAATGTGACGCCGCTGCCGGCGGCCTTGGCCAGGTCGAACACGCCACTGACCGCCAGCGCACCGAGCCTGCCGGCAGGGATGTCCAACTTGGCCACGCCGACCAACTCGCCCTGGACCACCACCTCACCGGCAGCCACATCGGCACCCGGCGTGTGGTCGATCGAGTTCCCGTCCTGTACGAAAAACGCAGTCATTCTCAGCTCCTTCTGCAATCGGTGGGTGCTGCGCCCACGCTTCGGTTACCGTCGGTCGTCATGGCTGTACCCGTCCAACAGGCACGGCCGCTTGAGTGACTCGCCACGCAACCGCTGCATCAGCCACTTCGTGTCTGAGGCGATTCTTGCGACCGACTCGATGGCCGGGTGCTCCTGGCGATCACCTAGCCGTTGTTTTTGAGCACCTTCGAGAGTTGCTTGGCCAGCCACACGTTGGGCAGCAGATCGTTCACGGACGTGTTTCCGTAGTATGCTAGCGGCAGATTGAGTGATAACGTGCGAAAGTGGCCGGCGGCGGCTTACGCCTCGCCCTTCATCTTCAGGGCGCCGCGGTGGTCCTGTTCGTGGACACCGAAGTCGATGTAGCCGCGGAACTGGATGCCCAGCGTGTTGAAGTCGGCGTCTGCCCGTTCGACCGTGGGACGATCGACGCCGCCGAGGAACGCCACTTCGAGCGTCGGCAGCCGGTTGGGATCAGCGAGCAGGTACCAGGCCTTGCTGCTGTAGCCCGGGAAGGCCGCATTGCTGAGGTAGACCGACGAGACGACATCGAACTTGCCGACGTGCGGATTCGACTGCGGCTTCGCCTTGCCGGCCGTGGTCGTCTCGTTGAGGTTGATCGAGGTCATCAACAGCTCGGCCGGCACCTTCAGCGCAGTGGGTACGAGCAACAGACGGGCGGGAACCCCGAGCGGCCGGCCATTGGGTTTGGTCTGCTCGCCGAAGGCAACCTCGGCCTTGGTCAGCCCGTCGACGTCGAGCGTCGTGTCGGCGCCGGCCAGGTAGTTCTTGTGGTCGGCGTGGAAGAAGGCCTTGCCGTCCGCCTGCGTCGGGTTCGACAAGAGCAGACCCCACACCGCGTCGGCGATCGCATCGGCGGCGCCCATGCCGATCTGCCGCGGAAGGTCGGTCAATGCGCTGAGGTCGTCGTCGATGATCATCTTCCGCGTCAGGGCGAACATGATCCCGTGCGTGTCCGCCTTCTGGCCGAACTTCAGCTCGTCCACCTTTCCGTGCTTCAGTTCCCCGTCGGGGCCGACCTGCTCGAACTTGAAGCTGCCGGTCATGCGGTACCGGCTGTGCTCCTTGAAATCGTTGACCGAGGCGATCTTGCAGATCCGCCGCCAGGCGTCCTCGATGTAGTTGTAGCCCTCGAGCAACGTCTTGTTGGCGATGTTCGAGAGGATGCCCGGCAGGCTGGCCGTGCTAAAGGCCGCCTGCAGCCAGCCGGTCGCGTCCCGTCGGAAACGCGGCAACCGCACACCGCAGGCCAGTTCGCAGAACTCCTGGATGCCGACGCCGCGGAGCTTGTCGGCCGCTTCGAGCGTCTGCTCGGAGTAGGCGGCTTCGAGCACCCTGGTCGCCACACCCGAGGCCGACAGCGCGACGGCCTCGAAGACCTGAGGCGAGGGGGCGCTGGCCTGGACGTGCGCGGCCGGAGCGGCGGGACGCGAGGCGCGCAGGACTTCCAGCTCGCAGCGAGTCAGGTCCCAGCCCTCGTCGATCGCCTGGGCCTCGATGTCCGGGTACTCGCCGCCGCAAATCTTGCGGACTTCGGCGATGCGTCGGGTTTCCTCGGCGGCCGTCTTCCGCAGATCATTGCGCAGTGCGGCCAGCGCATCGGCCCGATCGGCCGCTTCGAGCCGCTCGGGCGTCTCAACGGCCCCCTGGCCCTCCCTGGCCTGGCCATCGTCCGTGGTCGCGGTGTCGACGGCGGTGGTGGTGGCGTCATCCGTAACGGTCGTCTTCGGCATCGAATCGTTCTCCTTGGCTTGGGCGGACACGACGGCCTTCGCGCCACCGTCGGCCCCGCTGTCGACAAAACTGATCTCCTTGAGCGTCATCCGGCGAACCACGTGCAGCGGTCCTTCGAAGGTCTGGCCGTTGACCTGGACGGTCTGGCCGGGCGGCACGAACTCGGCTTCGAGCACCGGCCCGCCGATGCTCGCCTGCCACGGAAAGCCGTTGGAGCCCGATCGGGCCACGTCCCGCGCCCACGCGGTGTCGCGACTGATCAGCCCCTCGGCGATGAATTGCCCCTGGTGCGCCTCGATCCGGGTGGTGTGGCCGACGCCCTGGTTGGGCTTGTGATCCAGGCGGATCGGCACCGACTAGTTGGGCACGGTCAGGCCGGCCAGATCGACGACCACGGCGTGCGGGAACCCGGCGATTCGCATCGTGCCGCCGGAATAGGCGACCATCGAGAAGCGGGGCAGTTCCTTCTCACTCGCCGCCGCTTCGATGACCGGCACGGCAGAGAACGCAACGAACTCAGGCGGCGCAACGCTCTTGGTCATCCTCATCTTCCTCCTTGGTGGTCGGTTGATCCGTGACCAGGCCCAGTTCCTTCATGAGTTGCCGCTCCTTCGCCCGCTGGCGGAGTTCGGCTTCCCAGTCCTTGCCCTGCCGGGCGTACTCGTAGGCCAACGTCGTCGTATGGCTGGCCAATCGCGTCGCCTGGGCCGTCGCTTCCTTGGCCGGGTCGACGTGCTCCATACCGTCCCAGAAAAACTGGCGTGGGGGCGCTGCAATGGAGCGAAGCACGGCGAAGGTTTGTAAGAGGGCCGCCTCGGCGATCCATGCCGAGAAGATGCGATCCATCACGACGCGGCCCAAATGGGATTGCTCAATGCGGAGGCTCTTGAAGTACGTCTGGTGGTCGAGCCGTCCGCTGGCGTAGTTGTGTTGACTCGAATCGCCGGTGATGACGTTCACCGGCACCTGCAGGCAGCGACCGATCTCACTGAGAATCTCGCGTTTGAACTCGGCATAGGCCGTGCCCGGTTGTTCCGCCTTGATTTGGCCGAGCTTCCATCCGTCGGGAAGCGTGGTGGCCATTCGCTTTTCGAGCTCGATCACGTCGAGCGGTTCAACCGGCGTCGCTTCGCCGTTGGCCGGGGCGTCGGTGTAAAGCACTGCCGCGAAGTCGGCCGCCGTCTCCGCCGCGCCCAGCACGGCTAGCGTGTAGCGGCGGAGCTGGGCGAACAGCGGCAAGGCGGGTGTGATCTCGGGTACGCCCCGGTGCTGCCCCGGTCGGTCGGCCCGAAACCAGTGGATCATCGACGGGGCGGGAATTCGCAGACTCGTCACGAAGCCCGCGCCGATTCCGTAGGCGCCCGGATGCTCCTGCAGGACGTGGTAGGCCTGCGGGTTGCCGAGGCTGTCCAGCTCGACGCCGTCGACGACATCGGGCCGATGGATCGCCGTCACGGGCGTGGCGACCTGATCGCCTTCGATCAGCCGCACATCCAGCTTCACCGGATGGTCCAGTCGAGGGTTACTGACCAGTACGGCAAACGCCTCGCCGTCGGTCACCTTGGCCATCCGCATCGTGCGGAGCTTGGCGGCCAGGTCGACGGCCGCGGCCCACTCGGCGAACGCCTGCTCGACGATCCGGTTCGTCTCGGTGTCGTCGGTGAGCAATTGCAGCCGTGGTCCCGTTCCCACGCAGTCCCCGGCGATGGTCAGTGTCATCCCCTTGGCGTAGGAGTTGTTGGCCACCTCGTACCGGGCACGGTTCCGCAACGTGCGCCGCACGTCGGGCGTCATGGCCGCATCGGCGCTCAGGCTGTCGGCCATCGCCCAGTGGCGGGCGTTCTCGGCGGTCGTTTGCGCCGCGTCGTAGCGCGCCCGAAGATGGCCCGGGAGGGGCGCGCGGGTCTTTCTCCTGCTCCGAAACGGCCACATCAAACGGTCCCTCCCGGGCTGATCTTCGCCAGTTTGATGCCCAATCCCTTCGTTTGAGCGGCTTTCTTCGCCGCCAAGTACTTGTCCGCTTCGATCTGGTCCTTCAGCGAGTGCTGCTCGACGCTGCCCGCGTCGCCGCTGACCTTCTTCGGGCCGGCGGCGTTCTCCTCGATCGCATTTTCCAGATCACTGTCGCTCACGAACGTCCCGGTCTTCTGCTTTGGTCGCTTTAGGAGGAAGCAGCCTTCACATGGAAAGCAAAGGACCGTTGGCCCTCTATAAAGTAAGGGGCCGCCGAGAGCACGTTTTCGCCGGTCGCCGATGAGATTTCCGAAAGTCGTACCATATCTGGTACGTCAGACGATTTTCTCGCGTGTGGTGATCGTCTGGCCGCAGTTGCGACACCGCTTACGGCGAACGATTCCGTCATGGCGAGGCCGGGTGTAGACCGTCATGAAGTGCCGGCCCCCACATTGGCGGCAGACCAAGCCAACGTGTTCCGGTCTCCGAGAATCGACGACCTGCTTGCTCATCATCCTTGCCCCCGCTGCAGCTTCGAAAGCATGATCCGCTGGCGAGGGGCCGCAGTCTGCCCCGGCAGTGCCGAGAGCGTCGCCCCCTGGATGCTCGCCGCCACGGCCGAGCCGACCAGGCAGTCGAACCAGTGGTTATCCGGTCGGGTGGCGCGGAGCTTCCATTCGTCGACGGTCCGATCGCGGGCCATGGTCTTCACGCGGAACTCAGCGGTGAGATGCTCGGCCAACAGGCGATGGGCCTTCTCATCCCGCCCGAACAGCGACAGGCAACCCGGATCGCCCATGGCCACGGCCAACCGGGCGTGGACGAACGACTTCCAGTAGTTCGTGTCGATCAACACGTGCCGGACCTGGCGCTTGCCGGTCGTCGAGGGGATGCGCCAGTGGTGGCCGATCCGGTCGCCGCGCTTGCGGCGGTATTCGGCGAAGGGAATCGACGAGGCACCCACATACCGGCCGTGGCTCGGCAGGATCGTTCCCGCATGCGTCGACTGCCGGCAGAACTGATAGACCACGTCGGTCGACTGCCCCCAATTGGCATCGATCAGTGTGCGGTCGATCTTCATCCCGACGCCGTCTTCGCGCCGGAATGATCGCGGCAAGCGCTCCTCGCAAAGCTTCTCAAGACCGGCGTAGATCGAGCCCTCCAGGCCGGCGCCCGGCGTGGCCCGGGCCAACGTCCGCTGAACGTCCCGCAAGGTGAAGTACGCACGGCGCTGGTCGGGCCACGTGCCGTAGTCGAGCACATAGCCGGTGAAGTCCTCCTCCCACGCGGCGATCAGCCAGAACAGGGCCCGCTGCTGTACATCGATGAACATCGTCAAGTGCGATGCGCCGAGGGGAACAACGCCGCGCTCGTAGCCGTTGATCTTGGCCGCAATCTCCTCGGCCGTAAGCATCTCCTCGCCTTCGGCCTCGACGATCGGCTCGTTCTGGTATTCGGCGAAGAAGGCTGCCTCGTCGCGGAGGCGGAGGTTCATGGCATGCTGGATCGCCGACAGTTCGTCGGGGTTGTAGCGCTCCGGCCAAGCAACGACTGCCCCCTCGTCCATCGCCTCGCGGTTTTGGCGGTAGAACGCCGTGGCCTCGGCCCCGTCGCCGTCGTTGCGGAGCGAGTCACCGCGAATTTCGGCGTAGCGGGCCCAAAGCTTCTCGTTGATGGGAAATGAGTAGACGAGCTTCGTCCGTTCGCCCTGCCACTCCGGGTGCTTCTCGCGATCAAGCAGCCGATCGGCCATGTCGTCGGGCCGGATCACCGTGCAGGCCATCAGCCCGGCGATCTTCTTGCCAGGGCCCGCCATACCCAGCACGTCGCCGGCAAGGATGGCCTCACGCCGCTGACTCTGCGAAGGCGACCAGGCCGACTCGGTCGTTTGCGGGTCGTCGACCATCACCAACTGCGGACGGACGACTTGACCGTCTGCCCGGGCGTAATTCTGCCCGCGGATGTCGGAGCCCTTCATGCCGCTGCAGGAGATTACCACACCGGAGGCCTTCGAGCCCTCGATCGTCGGCAGCACGATCTTATCGGCCGCCCAGTCGATCCGCGTCGGCTGGCCATTGTGTTTCTGGCCCTTCTGCCGGTTCGTGATCCGCTCCAGGCATTTGATCGGGTAGGTGACCTCGGGGAAGTCCTCGGCCAACAGCATGTTGGTCTCCAGCCAGGTCTTGATGTTCTCCAGCAGGTCCTTCGCCCGATCGGCACTGGCAGCGATGAGCGTTACGAACGGTGTCGCACCGATCAGGGCCGACCAGACCACGGCCGTCTGGCACAGGACCGTCTTACCCGACCCCCGCGGCATGGCCATCGCAAAGAGCCCACCGCGAAGCACGGCCTGTTCGATCTTGGCCATGACCTTCAAGTGGTCCGGCGACCATGGCAAGTGGAACGTCATCGGGAAGTACTGCTCGCAGAAGAAGCGGAAGTCTTGGGCGGCCCGCTCCTTCCGCTCGGGGTTGACCACCGCCGGCAACTGGCCAATGTCGCGGCCGGCAAGCGATAGGGCCTTGTTCCGGGCCGCCGCACGCGCCTTGAGCTTCTCGTAGGGGTCGCCCTCGGCTTGCGGGCGCGGCGTGTGCCGCAGTTCCACCAGCCACGCCGCGTAGCGGAACAGGTCCACATGCCGGCCGTCGCCAATGCGAAACCCGGCGCGGGTGCGGTGCCGGTGTAGTTGGCGCTCGTCCAAGACCGTGCCCAGCGGCGTGGAATTGACCAGCCGGCACAGCTCGCTGGGACGCAACCTTCTAGGGTCAATGGCCACCGGCAAGTTCCTTTATCACCCAAGCCACGTAATGCACCAGGTTCAGCGTACCGTCGGCGTTGGTCGGGGCCCCGGCGTCGATGTCCGCTTGGAGCAATTCCACGGTGATCGGCCGCGGCCCGGCGGCCGACAGAATCCGGGCCAAGTCCTCCAGCCGTAAGGCCTGGGGGCTCAGGGGGCTGGCTTGCCGTCCTTGGGCGATGGTGTCCGTCATCCGGTGCTACGCCTCCGCGCAGAAGTATTCCGAGAATTCCATCCGATGGGGCGAAGAATCCGCTTGATGCGCTGGCCGAAACATGGCTCCTGTTGGATGGTGTGTCACGAACCGTTGCTCCATCACCATCGGAGGTGTGCCATGAAGCGAAGCGAAGTGCAGGTCGGCGGCGTCTACACCGCGAAGGTGTCGAATCGGCTGGTCCAGGTGCGGATCGACGGCGTAAGCCGCCACGGCGGCTGGGACGCCGCTGCCCGGGTGCTGGAAGAAGCAGGCCAGCCGATGACGGCCAAGCAGATCGTCGCGGCGGCCGAGTCCAAGGGCTACTGGCGTTCGCCCGGCGGCAAGACGCCCGATCGGACGCTCTACGCAGCCATCGCCCGGGAAATCGCGGCCAAAGGCCCCCAGTCCCGCTTCCGCAAAGTCGAGCGGGGCAAGTTCGCCCGGGCGTAAACCCAAGCGCGCCGGTCGGCTATCCCCGGGCCCACCGCCGGGGTTTTCTCTTGGCCTTGGCCCACAAGCCCAAGGCCCCGCCTGCGACGCCACACGTGGCCACTGTGGGGCCCACGTGGCCAACCCAGCGCCATACCCGCACCCTAGCCTGGCAACAACGACGCCCGCCGTGAGCCCCCATCTTCTGGCCGGCCGGCCGAAAGCGTTACTCCCCAACCGGCCACAAGCGTTAGGCGGTGCTACGCCGGGCCCCAAAAGTATTCCGAAAAATCCGGCCCGCCGGGGCGGAAATCCGCTTGATGTTTTTGGCCGTTCATGGCTCCTGTGTAATGTACGCATGAACATTATACCATCGAGGGGAACGCCATGAACGCAAGCGACCTGACCTTCGGAATCGAGATCGAAACCATCGCCCCGGATAGCGCCGTGCGCCAGCACGGCCTGCGGATCGGCCCCTACCGCCACGGAATCCAGGTCCCGTACCTGCCCGCCGGCTGGAAGGCCGAAGCCGACGGCTCGATCGACAATGGGCACGGCGGCCACAAGTGCGAAATCGTCAGCCCCGTCCTCCGCGGGGAAGAAGGCATCCGCCAGGTGATCGAGGTCCTGCGGACGCTGGAATCGAAGGGCCACCGGGTCAACGCCTCCTGCGGCGTCCACGTCCATGTCGGCTGGAATCGCGATTGGCCGAGCGAGGCCCTGGCCCGGCTGGTCACCATCGTCGCCTACCTGGAAAAGGGCCTCTACGCGATCACCGGCACCAAGAACCGCGAGCGGGGCAGGTACTGCGGCGGGGTGCGGAAGTACGGAAGCGACAAGTCGGCCAAGCCCGCCTTGGACCGTGACCGCTACCACGCCTTGAACCTGACCAATCTCGCCCGCGGAACCAAGGACACGGTCGAGTTCCGCGTCTTCTCCGGCTCGCTCAACCCCACCAAGGTCGCCGGCTGGATTCAGGTCTGCCTGGGCTTGGTCGAGCGGGCCCTGGCGGCCAAGCGGATGCCGACGTGGAACCCCAAGGCCCCCAGCGGGGGCTGGAAAAAATCGGGCCCGGGCCAAAGCGAGACGGAACGCCTCTTGGGCTACCTGGCCTGGGGCGCAGGCTACGCCCGCATCCACGGCGGCAAGCAGTACGGATGGATTTCCGACGCCATCCCGCAGGACCAGATCAAGGCCGAGTTCCGCCGGCTGGCCCGCAAGTACGACGCGCAGCTCTGAAGCCGAAACGCACGCACGGACGCGGGCGTCGTGGCCGGATGGGTGCCGGCCGCCTGACGAGGCAACCCCAACACCAGCAACGAAAGGATCGCAACCATGACGCACATGAAGCGACTCGCTGCCGACCAGCGCCTGACCGCCACCGAGTGGGCCGCCATCCTGGCCCGTGGCATCCGCGCGGATGTCACGCCGGGCGATTGGGCCGCAGAAATCGCCCGCCTGGCCGAACGCCTGTTCGAGATGGCCGATGCCCGGCTGGGCGACTCGGCCGTCATCCGCCAGCGCGAGCTTGCCGCCACCGCCCGCCGCGACGCGGCCTTGCTCGCTGCGGTAGCAGACACCTTGGAATCCCACGCGATCCGCCTGCAATCCGGCGACGCGGAGTAGGGGGCGACCATGTGCGGTATCTTCGGATTCCTGAGCACCGATGGACGCGGGCCGGAGCTGGCCCGCCTGCGGCGGATCGCCGCGGAGACCGAAACCCGCGGCCGCCACGCCTTCGGCCTGGTCTGGATCGACGCCCACGGCCAACTGCACGCGTTCAAACGCCCCGGGGCGGCCAGCGACGACCTGGACGACCTGGAATTGTGTCGCGGTTGTCAAGCCATGATCGGCCACTGCCGTTGGGCAACCCGCGGCGATCCCCAGGAAAATCGCAACAACCATCCCCACTTCGCCGGCCGCGGATGGCTGGTGCACAACGGTGTGGTTCGCAACTACGACGCGCTGGTCCGCCGCTACCGCTTCCGCTTGCGCAGCGACTGCGACAGCGAGGTCTTTTGCCACTTGATGATGCAATCCGGCGGCTCGATCCTGCAGCGGGCGTGTTGGGCGGTCAGGCAGGCCGAGGGGAGCCTGGCCATCCTGGGCCTGTGGGCCAACCCGCTGCGAATGCTCGTCGTCCGCCGGGGCCGGCCGCTGGCGGTCGCTACGACCCGCCGGGGGCACTACTTCGCCAGTCTGCCACGCGAACTCCCCGCCTCCCCTCGCCCGGTCAACGACAACTTCGCTGCGGTTTACTTCAGTCAATCCGGCCTCCTCAGGCAACAGTGCGTCTCGCTTCCGCCGGAAACGGCCCTGTGCTAGGCCCTGTGGCGAGTTCTTTTGGCCCGGCCGTTCTTCCCACGGCCCTATACTGTGGCCGCACAGGGCCACGGGTGCGAAACGGGGGCCAATAGCACAACCGGCTTACCCAAACCGCGAGCGATCTCCATCTCCGCTGCCACGCCCTGGCTTTCCCGCCAGCCAGGTAATGTGAGCACCACCAGCCGCTGGCAGTGTCGGATAAACCACCTGTCGGTTCGCTGCCAGAACTCCCAATCCCCAGGCAGGCCGTAGGTGGCAATGGTGTGGCTGTGAGCCACAGGCGAGAACACGATGTGCCCCCGAGAGATCAGCTCGGCCGCGGCCTGGCAAACGGCCTCGTAACGCTCCTGTCGAACAGCCGGGTCGGGATGCGAATAGGGCGATGCAAGCTAGATCATCGTGCCTCCCACTCCCGAATTTGCTCAGTCGCAGCTTGTCGGCCTCGCTCAGTTGAGTGAAGCCGGTTGCGACGACACCAGTCACACGTGCCGTGATTGCGGCACGTCGCGTCAAAGCGCTTGCTGTCACGATAGTGTCGCCGGCGCTCCTTCTTGTGGCGGATAGCTTTATCGAGACTCATCGCCAAGCGTCCCCCCGCTAAGGCAGCAATTCTTGCTCGTGGCCATCTGCAATCCGCTGGGCCTTCTTGCCGGTGAACTGCTCGTAGCGCTGGGTGATCACATCGCAATAGGCCGGGTCGAGCTCCATCAGGTACGCCTTGCGGCCGGTCTGCTCGGCCGCGATCAGCGTGCTGCCGCTGCCGCCGAACAGATCCAGCACGTTCTCGCCGGCAAGCGACGAATACTGGATCGCCCGCAGCGCCAGCTCGACCGGCTTCTCGGTCAGATGGAGCATCTTGTTGGGGTTGACCTTCTTGACGCTCCACACGTCCACCGCGTTGTTGGGGCCGAAGAACCGGTGGGCCGCCCCTTCGCGCCAGCAGTAGAAGCACCACTCATGGTTGCCCATGAAATCCTTGCGCGTGAGAACCGGGTGCTCTTTCACCCAGATGATGGCCTGCGAGAAGTACAGGCCCACCGCTTTGAGCACCGCTGGGTAGTTGGCGCAGTTGGCATAGCCGCCCCAGATGTAGGCCGCATGCCCGGGCAAGAGCACCCGGGCCATCTGGCCGAACCAGGCGTGCAAGAGCCGGTTGAACTCCTCATCCGAGACGAAGTCGTTCTCCAGGGGCCGATCCTTGGCCCGCAGCTTGCGGTGCGTGGCCTGGGCCTTCTCGGGGTGCCGCGCCACGTCCATCGCCTGGTGGTGCCCACGCCGCTTGCGCCCACCGTGCAGCTCTTCGGCTGAAGGATACGAGCTCAAGCCGGCCGCGATGGCGTTGTTCGAGCGGGGTTCCACCCGCACGTTGTAGGGCGGGTCCGTATTCACCAGATGCACCGGGTTGCCATCCAGCAGCCGGTCCACATCCTCGGTCTTGCCCGCGTCGCCACAGAGCAGCCGGTGGTTTCCGAGAATCCAGAGATCGCCGGGCCGCGTGACCGGCTCGTCGGGCGGCTCGGGCACCTCGTCGGGATCGGTGAGTCCCTCCTTCACGCCGGGGTCCAAGAGCTTGGCCAGCTCTTCGTCCGAGAACCCCAACAGGCCCAGGTCGTAGTTCATCCTCGCCAGCTCGCCCAGCTCGATGGGCAATAGCTCGTAGTTCCACTCGGCCAGCTCGGCCGTCTTGTTGTCGGCGATGCGATAGGCCTTGACCTGCTCGGGGGTCAGGTCGTTGACCCGGATGACCGGTATCTGCGACAAGCCGAGTTTTCGGGCCGCCTTCAGTCGCGTGTGGCCTGCGACCAGCACCCCATCCCCTTCCACGATGACCGGCACTCGGAAGCCGAACTGCCGGATGGAGGCGGCCACCGCCTCGACGGGAGGTCCGTCGTTGCAACGCGGATTGTGCTCGTATTCCTTGACCCTCGCAATGTCCCACATCTCAATCTGCATGGGCGACTCCTTCGCGTTTGTCTTCCAAGGCCGGGCGGAACCGTGCGTCCCGCCCGGCCTGCCTTGCCCAGCCGCGCCTGGCCTCGCCTTGCCTTGCCCGGCCGGGCCTTGCCCTCTCACGACGCATCCCCTCCAGAGGCGTCCCACGGATTCCCTGCCTGGCACCGTTGCGGCGGAAGCACGCCTCCCCTCCGGGCCAAGTTCCGCCAGGTTGCCACCTATGGACCGGGGCGGCAGGTTCCTCGAATCGCGCGGCCCCGAGGCCCCCGGGTGCGGCCTGTCGTGTTGTTCCGCGTCGTAGGGCCGCACGCAGCCCAGTTCCCAAAGCTCGATCTTCATGCCTGACCTGCTCCGTCGAAGTTCTGACCGCGAAAAGCAACTCTGGCTACGTTCGGAGGCGTTCCCGCACGCCTCTTCGGAGGGGGATTGGCCGGGAAGGACCCGTTGCCACCACATCACGCCTCGCGCGCGTACGCACGTGCGCACGTCGCGTGTGCAGGGGTAGGATGAGAATATGAGGTAACTGAAAAGAAGAAGTAGTAAGTTGTTTATTATTCATGCTTTACGTTTCTCCCAGTTCCCGCATCGGGCCGGGCGGCAACCGTGAGGGGACAGCGGCAACTATCCCCTGCGGATCGCCAGTTGCCACATTTCGATGTGGTAACTGCGGCAACTGCTCGCCGCCGCTTGTGGCCAGCAGGCGATATCGCACCGCAACCGGACCACCTCCGGGCGTCGAGCCCACATCGTGCTCGATGCGTCGCTGGCCACGCAGGGCGTTGCGGACCTCCTCGATGTCCTTGTCGCTCCACTTCAGTCGGCGGGACAGCTCCCAGTGCGGCATCCACGCGTCGCCGCGTCGCTGCCGCCACAGGGTGAGCACCTCGAGCATGCGCTTGCAGCGGGCGTCGAACTCGCCTTCGGCCACGTGCTGGCCGGCCATGAACAGCATCCGCCGCGTCTGATAGTCCACGAATCGCCACGCCCAGCGCACGGCCGGCTCGTCGATCCGCATCTGGAGATGGTTCTCGCTGGCGGCGTAGACGAGCGCCAGCTTGCGGGCCTTCTCGTAAGCCCGGGCCCAAATAGCCATGCCCGCCGGGTCATCCCGGTCTTCGGCTTCGGCGTAGCGGTCGTCGGCCAGCGCGCGGAACTCCTCCAGCGCGGCTTCAGCTTCCGGCGTCGCCTCAACGCAGACCGGGATGGGATGCCAGTTCTGGAGGTCGCCTTCGCCGGGCCGGAACTCGGCCCACCAGCGCGCGGTGCGCAGGATCGCCTCTGGGATGGGCCGCGACACCGGCGTCTGGCCCCGGCCGCGCCGGCCCGCCTCCAGCACGATCAGCCGGGCGAAGAAGCCATTATTGAGCATGCGGACGCTGAGGGCCTCGTAGTAGTACTTGGGCACGGCCGTGCCGAGCATGCACAGCGACGGTTGATCGATGACCCCTGGCGACCGGCCGCCGGCCTTGACCCGCATGGGATAGATGGTGCTGCTGGAGGTGTACATCTTCAGCAGCACGTTCATGATGCCCTCGTGGCGGGCGTCGGAGGCCCGGTTGATGGCGTTCATCAGGCCGTCGATCTCGTCGGTCTGGAACAAGACCGACGGCGTGACGAACAGGCGGTCCTCAATGCCTTCCCCGGAGGCGAAGGCGTCGCCCAGGCAGTCCTGCAGCCCGGCCTCGACGCAGATCCTCTGGTTGACTTTGCGGGGCTCATTTTTGCCTGCGCCGCTGTTGGCCAGGGCCAGGACGTAGAGGTTGGTGCGATTGTCGGCCACGTCGCGTATCTTGCGGCCAGCCAGGAAGGCCTGGAGCACGAGCGCTGCGGCGAAGGCCAGGGCCGGCTGGGGATAGGGCGAGACGGCCAGCGTGTAGTCGGTCACCTGCCGAATGAAGCCGGGCACGTCCAGAAGGTCTTCCGGCATGGGGCCGGGGTCGGGCGTGGCGGGCTCCGCAGGGGGCGGTGCGTCGCTTGAGCCGATGAGACCCGACAGATTGACGGTTTGCGGCGATCCTCCATCGCGCCCGAAGCCTTGTGCTCGCAGCGCGGACGCGGCGGCCGCGTAGTCACCGCCGTGCTCGAGCAAGGTGTAAACGGCAAACCGCGAGTAGCCGTTGCCTGCTTCAAAGGGAGCTGCGTTCGTGCTGAACACGTAGAACACGCCATCCTTCAGTGTAGCTGACGTGCCGGAGTTCTTGCCCGGCCGGCGCCAGTGCTCATTGCCGTCGCTGCCGGCGCTGCGTGCTTGCGTCCAGCCGTGCCGTTCCAGGAGCGTGCGAACGTCGCCCCGCTGGTTGAAGTCGTCGCCGGGTCGGCCATCTATGCCCGGATTCGCCACTGGCCCGTTAGATGGCCGTACAAGGGCCGCAGGCGGCCAGTACTGGTTCAGCGACCAAGCCGCCTCCAAGAGCGTCTCCCGCTCAGCCGCCGAGAGCACAGGTAGTTCCGCCAAGTCGCCTTGCACCAGCTCGTAGCCCGGCGTCGGCGCACAGAGGAAGAGCCCACCTTCGCCGCGACTTTCAATTGTCGTCAGCACGACGTGCCAGCGGCCTTGGGCGTCCTGCCTCGGCTTGTAGGTCTTGCCGGCGATGGTCACCTCGTCCGGCCCGTCTACGAGCTGGGCGCGCTGGGCGAGCTTCAGGTTCCCGCATACCGGCTCCTGGCAGCGATAGACCACATGCCAGCCGCCCGAGGGCGATTGCTCGATGACCAGCCGGTCGGGAAGCGTCGCATCGCTCTCTCGCACCTTGGCGTACCAGGCATTGAACGCTTCGCCGCCCAGATCGAAGTCGAGCATCTCCAGGTTGCCCGAGACGGCCCCGCAGACCAGGCACAGGGCGTCGGCGCGGCGGCACCAGGCCGCAAGTTGCTCTTCGCCGGGCAGCGCGCGCTGGAACTCTTTCCAGCGCGGCACGGCCGGGCGTTTCTCGGCCCGGACGGCCGGCAGCACGCACAACCCCGCTCGCAGGTATTTCAGCGCCGCCTCGATCATCCTCGCTCCTGCCGGCCTTCCTTGGCGGCGTCGGTCTCACAGATGCGCCGCGCCCGTCCCAGGGCCCGCGCGACGGCGGCCGGTCGTTGCGACCGCAGACGCCACATCCCCAGCAGCCGATTGCGCATGCGACCGAGGCGATAGGCATACACGGTCCGCGTGCCGTCGCCGATCAGCAGCTCATGCACTTGGTAGCGGCCGGAACTGTCGCTCCACAGGCGGTGCAGGCGATCGTGATGAAAGACCACCGCCGGCTCTGCGGGCCAGTGCAATTTGACATAGCTGGTCATTTCGTCGATCTCGCCGGAATGTCGATCATCTCGGGCAGCGTCTCTTCGAAGTGGCACACGCCCAGGATGTTCCAGGCGGCGTGGGCCAGGTGGTCTTCGCTCGCATCGCCGGCCAGGTACAGGTAGATGTGCCGGATGGCGTGGTTGAGCATCACGCTCGCCGGGATGCCCTTCTGCCAATTGTGTTCACCGTACTTGGCCGCCCCTTCGGCGCAGGTTTCGGCCAGGCGCCGCAGCCCGATGGGCGTGATCAAATCCCATCGCTCGCCGTCGGCGTCGCTGCCACGCACCGCGCCGGTGGCGAACACGGCCAAGCCTTCCTGCGGCAACAGGACGGGTTCGCCAAGCGCTGCAACCTCAGGCTCGTTCATGTCGTTGCTCCTCAGAATGGAACATCTGCCAAGTCGCCTGCCGTTTCCTCGATAGGCACCGGCTCCGGCTTGGCCGCGAGCGTGTAGCCCACGATGCGGTCGTATTTCTCGCCGGCCACCGTGCGCACCACGATCTTTTCGGTCCACGCCACCCCGCCCGCCTCGGCGATCTCGACGGCCCGCTCGGCCGTCTCCGGCACCGGGTCGGGCGAACGGCGCCGCCACCACTGTTCGGCCTTCCAGCGGGCGTAGCCGCCATGCTCGAAGCAGACCCACTCGGAGACCCAGGTGAACTGGCCGATGCGGTATTCCACACGCATGGACCGCGGGGCATCCGGCGGGGCGTCTCGCTTGGTGTGGACGCTGTAGCGGATGTCCAGGACCTCGTACTCGGTGTCGGTGACCTGGCCGGAGAGCACGCCGGCAGTTGCGGCCTTGGCGTCGTGCTTCTGTCTTTCCGGCGGCGGGAACTGGTGGCCGCACTCGGGGCAGCGGGCGTAGCCGGCAACGATCACCGCATGGCATTCGGGACATTCCTTGGCCGGCGCCTCGCCGCTGCCTCGCCCAGGCGCTTCGGGCATCTTCAGTTGGTCCACTGGCCCGTGGCGCAAGGCGTTGCCGCCGAAGTCGAGCACGAGGCAGTTCTGCTTGCCCGGGTGCAAACGGAAGCCGCGACCGACCATCTGATACCACAGGCCCGGCGACATGGTGGGACGCAGGATCGCCACGCAGTCGATGTTCGGGGCGTCAAAACCCGTAGTCAGCACGTTGACGTTGACCAAGTACTTGAGCGGTGTCGGTCTGTGGCCGAACAGGTCGCCCGGAAGCGATTCCCGGCGGAAGCGAGCAATCAATTCAGCCCGCTCGTGGGCCGCCGTCTTGCCGTCGAGAAACCCCACCTCTTGCCCGCTCATCTCGGCAAGCACCCGGGCCACGTGCTTGCCGTGCGTCACGCTGGCAGTGAACACCAGCACGCTTTGGCGGTCGTGCGTAAACGCGACGATTTCGCCGCAGGCTGCCGCCACCAGCCGTTCATCGTCCATCAGGTCTTCCACCTCGTCTGCCACGAACTCGCCGCCGCGAACGTGGAGACGCCCGAAGTCGGCCTTGTGGATGCCCGCCTTGGTGACCAACGAGCAGAGGTAGCCGTCGCGTATGAGTTCTCGCACACCCACCTCGTAACAGATGTGGTTGAGGATGCCGTCCGGCGTGCAAATTGGCCCGCTTGCCAGGCGGAACGGCGTAGCCGTCAGCCCGATGACGCGCAGGTGTGGATTGACGACCTTCGCGTCAGCCAGGAAGGTGCGGTACATCCCTTCGCCGTCGGGTGGAATGAGATGGGCCTCGTCGACGATCACTAGGTCGAAGGTGTCTAGCTCGCAAGCTCGCCGGTAGACTGACTGGATGCCGGCGATGATCGCGGGCGCGTCCGTCTCGCGGCGGCCCAGTCCGGCCGAGTAGATGCCGATTGGCACCTCCGGGCACAGCCGCCGAATCTTCTCCGCGTTCTGCTCCAACAGTTCCTTCACGTGGGCTAACACCAGCACCCGTCCGTTCCAGCGGAGCACGGCATCTTTGACCAACTGGGCGATGACCCAGCTCTTGCCGCCAGCTGTGGCCATCACCACGGCCGGGTTATCCTCCCGCGTTCGCAGGTGCTCGTAGACGGCCTCGACGGCAGCCTGCTGATACGCGCGAAGCTGTGTCATGCCTGCACCTCCGGACCGTCTGGCAGGATGCACCGACGCCCCAAGATCGGCACGGTGTAGAGCGTGTCGCTCCGCCGTCCCAGGTAGCCCAGGATGAAGGCGTGGACCCATTCGACGGGCCGGCCCGTGCCGTAAAGCGGCACCAGCCGGCAGAGACAGCCCGCGCTGCGGGCCTCGACGATCCGCCCTGGCGACCAGATGTTCTGCACGATGGCCGCATCGGCGCGATGCGTGTGTCCGTGGATGACGCTGCGGCCTTGGCTCATGGTCAGGTGGTTCTTGGTCGCGTGCCGGGCATAGGACCAGCCATGCACGGCGACGATCCGCGCATTGACCCGATAGTGCGGATAGCGGCCGTTGGCCGATCCGTAGGGGATGTACAGGCACTGGCGGCCGTGCGTCAGGCGCAGGCGTGGGGCGAGCATCGAATACGCGTCACGGCCTTCGGCTGTGGCGGCTGCCCAGCGATCTAGCCGATACTCGTGGTTGCCCTCCAAGAGCACCAGGCGGCGGCAAGTCGCCTGGAGGCGATCCAGCAGCCTACAGGCCGTATTCAGGTCGTCGAGGTATTCAGTCTGTGGTGTACCCCATGTCGGTGGATGCGTACTGAACTGGCCGCAATCCAACAGGTCGCCCAGGCAGACGATCACGTCCGGCCGGATGCGCTCCGCGGCCCGGCATAAGACCTCCAGCGCGACCGGGTGGTGGTAGGGCACATGCACGTCGCCGAAGGCCAGCAGTGTCTTGCTTCCGCGCTTTGCCATCTCGGCCTATTGCTGTTGGGCGAGAGTGAGATAAAGCTGCACAGCCAAACGCGGCAGGTCCTCCAACCACACGATGGCCACCCACGGTCTCCCGTTGGCGCGATGGAGCACCAGCGGCACGTTCTGGCAGGCGTCCGCCGTGGCCTGTTCCAGTGCCGCATAGAGCCGCAGGGCCTCGCAGCGTTTGACCTCGAAGTGGACTCCGGCGATGGCCGTGCGGATGTCGGGGGCCTCCGGGTCGCCACAGTACTGCCTGCCCCTGCGGGCCTCGACCCGAAACAGCCGCGCGATCTCGGCCGCCGCCTCACGTTCGCCGCGGCAGCCCTTGCGTCGAGATTTCTCGCCCATCACGGCCTCCGCCACGGCGGCGTATTCGTCTGCACCTGCTGAGGACGGCCACTGAGGGCATCCCGACGCTCAAAACCCTTGAGGGTGTTGATGATCTCATCGGTGTCTTTACGCTTTTTGCAGGCCACGCGGACGACCAATGGCAGGTTGTGCAGTTCCGTCGAATCTCGAGGCGTCAACACCCCCACCGCTCGGCAGACGGCCGACAGTTCGGCCCGGGCGATCTTCACCGCCAGCTCGTTGGGGTTGTCCAGGTTGAGCCTCGCCCAGAGCTGCCGGCCCTTGTGCTCGCCTTCCAGAATCGTGAAGACCAGCTCCAGGTAGCTGCCTGTGCCCGCCTTGTTCGGCTTCATCTCCGAGGCGGTGATCATCGCCAGGTATTTCCCGGCCGGGATGGGATCGAACGTAGTGGTAGGCTCCACTTGGGAAGCGTCGAAATTGCCGAGGTGTGCCATGATTTCAGGCTCCTTGGGGTTGCGGGTTACGGTCGCTGATGGCCGCGACGAAGGCCGCCCAGGACAAAGGCAGGCTTTCGGCGATGCCATAGCGGTTTTTGGCCACCAGTTGCGGCGTCTCGTAGAGGATGAGTTCCCGGTCCTGGCCGACCAGACGGATCGCCCCGACGAAGTCCGACCACTCGATCATCGTGTTGGCCAGGTCGGGGTGAATCTCGGGGGCGGACTTCTCCTGTTCGATGCCGTCGATCGTGGTGATCGAGCGGCGGGCGGCATGGGCCAACAAGAGCACGGCCACGCCCGAGTTGACCAGCCGGTCCAAGACGGGCAAGAGGTACTGGTAGACGTAGTTCTTCAAGACCTGCCGGCCATTGCCGTAGCCGCCGTGGCTGCGATTGAGTGTCTGCTTCATGCCGGTGGGCGTGCCGTCCACGCCCGCCACGTGCTCCTCGATCCGCCGCAGGAGCCAGTCGATCGAGTCGATGACCACGGTCTGGTACTCGTGGCCGCCGGCAGCCAGGCCGTCGAGCCAGGGCTGAATCTCCGGCCAACTGGCCAGGTAGGGCGTGCGGTGGCACTGCACGTGGGCTGCGCCGTTTTCGCAGTCGATGATGAGCGGCCGGTCGGTAGACGCCCCGAAGGTCGTCTTTCCGGCCCCTGGTGCGGAGTAGACGATGCCCTTCGGGGCCCGCAACTGGGATTGGCTGATCACGGTATCAGGAAGGGGCATGCGAAGTTCTCCGTGGAAAGGACAATGGGAAGTTGACAAGAAGGGCCGGTCGCCTTCGGGTGGGGCAGCGATCCTCGTCCATGACATGCCTACCCAACTTCAAAAGACCCGACAGGCGACCGGCTCAGACGTAATCGAACACGCGGCACTCCTCGTAGCCGCTTGGCCAGGTGTCGGTGGACACGCATCGCCGCAGCCGTTCGATGGCCGCCTCGTTTTCCCGCCGGGCTTGGGCCAGAGCGTCTTCATGGACCTTCCACACGCCGCAGCGGTAAGGCTCTTTCTTCTCGATGGCCACGAAGAAGACCGGCTGGTTGAGGCTGATCACCTGCGAGAGCACCGCCTGGTAGAACGCCACTTGGTAGACATAGCCGTAGCGGCGGGCGTCGGACTCGAACCAGTCCATGTCGTCGCAGGTCTTCAGGTCCACGATGCCCCGGTGCGGGTCGAACCAGTCCATGCGAATCTGGCAGGGCAGTTCACAGTACTCGGCCCGCACCACACCCTCGGGCGCACCTTCCGAAAGTAGGTCCCTGGCCAAGCCGTGCCCGCGCACCGCTTCGGTCATGCGCTCGATCAGGTCGTGCTGCTGGACAGTGAGCACGGGCTTGCCCTGCTGCGCGGCCCACTCGGCGAAGGCCTTGGTGTTTGAACCATAGAGTTCGCCGGTCTTGGGATTGATTGGCCCTCCAACGGCGTACTCTTGCTCGAATCGCTGCCGGCCTTCGAGCACCAGCGTGTGCAAGGCCCGGCCCACCAGAAACGCCGGCCGGTCCTCGTCCTCAATCAGGCCCAGCTTCTTCTTGCGGTACAGAAGCGGGCAGCGGCGAAAGTCGGCAAGCTGGTGGCTGGTGAGGTACTCTCGCGCCTTCTCTCGATAAACTGCGTACGACTCGTGGAGAATCTGATCGACGATAGCGCTCATGCAATGGCCTTTGTTTTCGTCCGAGGGAATGTCGTGGAGCGGAACCGCGCGGCCTGGCTCGCTGGCCGTTGGGGCCGCCCGTGAGGTCCGGCATGGAGACGAACCGGCCAGCTCGGAGGTCTCTAACGGCGCGGCCCCTACTAGTAGACCTACCGGCTGGCCGGCCGAACTGTCGCAAATCACGCCAAATAGTCTCGCAGGCCCGACCGCTCGAGACGCTTGCGGATGTCCCGAAGCAGTCCGTACAGGGCCGCCCGCGACATACCCAGCTCACGGGCGATCGACGCCTTCGACCGGTCGGCCATCAAGCGCTGGCAGATGTCCCGCAGGTGGTCGGGCAGCGGCTGGAGCACGGTGGCGACATCCTGGACCAGCTCGGAGGTCTCTTGGGCGGACCGCGGCCAGTGGCCGGTCCGTTTACCCGGCTGGGTGTCGGGGAGGGTTTCGCCAAACTCCGTGCGGCTGCCCTCCCCGTCCTGGATCGGACGGTCGAGCGATCCCTCTTCGCGCTCGGGCGAGCGCATCTCGGCCTGCCGGCGCTCCAGGATCGTGGCCAAACAGTTCTCGCACACCACGACCACGAATGCCTCCCAGGTTCCGGAGCGGGGGTCGAAGTGCTTGCGACGCTCGAGCAGGTCGAGGACGAACTCCTGAATCAGGTCCTCGCGGTCCGCCTCGGTCAACCCGGCCCGGCCGATGAGCTGGCGGGCCTTGCTGCGAATGAAACGGATGGTGAATTGGTCGAAGCAATCGAGATTGTGCTTGGTAGCCATTGGCAACTCCTTCTCGGACCGCCGAGAAGGGCGTGCAGGCCGTCGCCAAGCTTCGGGCAAGAAAGCGGCACGAGCGGAAACGTGCGTGGATCGCCACTTGTTTGGCGACTCCCACAACGCCTCCGCTCGTGCGGTCGGTCGGTTGTCCGGAATCGAACGTGGTTACGAAGAGGAAACCGTTACACCTGCTCGTGGATTTCCAAGACCACCGGCAAGCCGTCGTGGACCTTGATAACCTCGATCACGCCTGTGCCGATGGCCGCCAGTGCCTCGACCAGCGCGATCTGCTCGCGCTTCAAAGAGTATTGGGCCCCGGCGGGTTCGGGGCGCGAGGGCCCGACCTCGGCAAGCCGGACCGCGCGGACGACCCGCGGGGGCGGATCGAGGACCGGCTCGCCACCGCGGACCGCCAGGGCCTCGATGCGTCCGAAGTTCACCCGGCAGATCAGTTCCAGCAGGCTGCGGCAGGCTGGCGACAGGTCGCATGTGCGGGGCGGGCCGACGGTCTTGCGCGCCCCTTCCAATACAGTGACGGAGGTGGACATAGGGCTTCTCCTTCTGCTCGACAGACGGATCGCCACAAGCAGCGATCCTCATCGAGCGAAGTATCCACCAACGCCGGCCGGAAATCGGTGCGCAAACAGTGTCGAAACAGTTACCGAGTTTCGGCAAGCCGCTCGGCGCGTCTCCGGCCCTTGTCCGTCAGCCAGAATCCTCCGCCACGGCCGGTCTTGGACCGGGCCATCCCCTTGCCCCGAAGTTCTGCCAGTACCAGCTTGAGGGCATTCGCGTCCGCCTCTGGGCCCAGGGCCCGCGGGGCGATCTCTTCGACCGGCCGTCGGCGGTCCGAGTCCACGGCATTCAGTTCCAGCATGGCTGCCAGCACGAGCTGGGCCCTTTCCGAAAGCGGCTCGTCCGGGCAGTTGGCCGCTGTCTCAAGATGACGCCTGATGGCCACCTGCGCCTCGGCGGCTGCCATCCACCGCTTACCCCCATCCGAAACGATCGCCTCGGCCAGTACGACCAGATGTCCCGAAGAGTGCCGAACGAGCCGCTCCACCTCGGGCGTCACACGACGGCGCGTCGGCACCAAAAGGACGTAGGGCGTGCGACCCGCGGCGTACCACGCGACGGCCTGTTGAACGTCGTCCTCGTCCGCTGGAACCAGTAGGCTGAAGTCGATGGGCGTGCCGACGGCTGCCTTGCCCATGCCGATGCGCCATGTGCATCTCGGCGGCGCATGCGGCGCGAATCGGAACTCCAGGGCGAAGGTTTCGGCAATCCGCCGGCCCAGCTTGGGATGGTCGATGCGATAGATGAGAACGTCTTCGCGGCGAAGCGCAAGCGGCGGCCCTCCATCTTCCGGCACGCCCACGAAGTCCCCCGGGCCGTGCTGCACGACGCGATACCAGCGGCAGGGGGCGTCCCAGTCGGGCAGCGACTCGACGAACCGATCCGCCGGCGAAAGCATGGGCAGCGCGGTCTGGAGGTCATCGCCGAGCCGGTATTTCCATTCGGCCCAGGCAGCCGCCCCGGCCGTGTCCTCAAGCGCTCGCCAGAACCTCGGAAAAGGTCTCATGCTCGGCAGCCTCCTCCGCAACGATGTATCCCCGCGACTGGAGCCATCGTTCGACCATCGCCGCGTCTGCGTCGCGCGTGTATTGGGCGACATTCGATGGGCGGATCGTCACCGAGCGCGGAGTCCGCCCATCGGCGAACTTGACCCGGAAGACCGCCTTCAGCAGGCGACCGCTCTGGGGGAGCGTGCGACCGCGCTGGGCCAGGTCGGCCAGCACGTCGTCGGCCTTGCGGCATTCCCGGGCGTGGTAGGCCCCGCCGAAGAGCATCTCGACCTCCACGAGCCTGATCCACTGGAGTCCCTCAATGTCGAAGCAGGTCAGGCCCTCTGCCCCCACGTGCCGCAGCGGTTCCAGCGTGTACTTCGACCCTCCGGGGAAACACCCCTCGTCCGCGAACAGGTGCTTGCCGAAAAGCCGCGCGTAGAGTCGCTTCTCGCTGGCCAACCGGGCGTTGATCCTCAGCTCGCCCAGGCGCCGGTCGAAGATCACCACATCGTATCGCACCGGCCGATAGCAGATGCCGCAAACACCTTTCTCCGAGAGACTCTCCTCGCGCCGGAAAGGCTCTCCCCGGCGAACCAGGAACCGTACCTCATGCTCGTCCGGAAAGAGGAACACCCGTGAGCCCCTCCCCCGCCGCCTCCGCTCCAGCCAATCGTCCAGGTCGTGTTCGAGACGCTCCTTGGCCGACGCGGACAGGCCGCGGAACACGGGCGGCGTCTCCCGGGCGGTCTGGTAGTACTCGAATGTCCGGGGCCGAAGGGTCATCCGTTCGGCATGTTTCCGCTCGAGCAGCTCGGGACGCCGCAGCCATACCTGAACCGCCACGTCCGCCGGGGTCTGCTCTTGGTCGGCATCCAGCGACAGATTGTCCTCGAATGCCGCTTCCAACAGCGCGTCGGCCCCTTGCGGCGTGGCCATCTCGTCAATCAGATACAGGACATTGAGCAGCTCCGCCGGGAGCGCCTCGCTTGCAGCCGCCAGCAGTTCACCAAGGCGCTGATAGGGCACAAGCTCTTCCCGCGCCACTGTCGGCAAGACGCACCCGGCAGCCGCCAGGACCTCGCGATACGGGGCGAGCAACTCGAGCAGTCGGGACGGGGCGATGCTGCGCAGGGTGTCGGGACGCGAAAAGTACCTCAGACGGAATGTCGCCATCGTCGACCTCCTACCCAAAGCGGGGCAATAATGGTCACCAATCGGCCGGAGGGTCGCCGACACGCAAGTCGTCCTTCGGCCGGCTCCTTGATAGTGATCATCAGTACACTATCACGAGAGTGGCCAAAATGCAAGAGGCCGGAGGTCAAAGTCGCATCTCCTTGTCAGGCAATGCGTTAGCTCGCTGCCAGCACCCGCCACCGCCGCCGCTGGCGCTGCCAATCCGGTTCGGCGGCGATCACCAGCAGGTCACGCAGCACGAGCGGGTCGCGGCCGCGCTGCACGGGAGGCAGAAACAGCAACTCCTCCTGGATATCCGGGGCCAGGCTCAAGAGGTTCATGATTTGCGTGACCCTCGCCCGCGTGACGTGCCCCAGCCGGGCCAACTCGGCCTGGTCCGCCACCTCGCCACAGCGGATCAGCCCCTCGAAGCGGATCGCCAGGGCCATCAGCCGCGTAACCCGGGGCACGCGGCCGGAGGGTGCCGCGGCGGCTGCGTTCTCGCCCGGGCAGAGTTGCTTGCGACCCCTGGAACCGCGGCGGAAGTGGACTCTGGTTCGGAAGGTGATGCCCTCGGTCATGCGGCGTCTCCGTCTACATGGCGATCCACCAGCGTCTTGATGCCGCTGGGGTGAAACGTGATCGAGATCAGACCGTCGCGCCCGTCGTAGTCGATCCTCTCGATCAACAGACGGAGGAGCCGAGCCTGCTCATGCGGACTGAGCGACTCCCAGACCGAATCGAACTCGGCCAACGCCCGGGCGACCTCGGCCGGATCGATCGTGCCACGCCGCAGCCGCTCGGCCTGGTCGTGGACCTCGACCAGCCGCCGCTGGGCCGCCGCGATCCGCTCCTGAAGGTCGGCCAGTCGCGCTGTGGTCCTTTCGATGTCCGACTCAGTGCTGGGCTCGGTGACGATCCGGTGCAACTGGAGGTCATACTCTCCAAGCTCGCGCCGGAGCCGTCCTTCTTCGGCGGCCAACTCCTCCGTCCCTCGCGAGGCTTGGGCTTGGAGCTGGCGGACCGTCGCCGCCACCAGGCGCGGATCGCGGCCGATGCACTTGATCTGCTCGACGACGAACTGCTCGATCTGGCCTGCGGGGATTGACCCCGTCGGGCACGTATCCCGCCCGCGCTTCTGGGCTCCGGCGCAGACGTAGTACCGATACCGCTTGGTGCCCTTGCGCGAGGTATGCGTGTGGACCATCGCGCAGCCGCAAGCCGCGCAGTGCACCAGTCCCTTCAAGAGCGCCCCGAACTTGTTCCGGACCCACGTCCCGCCCGTCCGGCCATTTCGCGCCACGAGGGCCTGCACACGCTGCCATACGTCGGCGTCCACAATGGCTTCGTGCTGGCCGTCGTGGATTTCGTCCCTGTAGCGGACCTTGCCGAGGTACGTCACATTGGTCAGGAGGTGCCACAGGCTGTTCTTGTCGAATGCCCTGCCGCCACACTCGAAGCCCTTGCGCGTGGTCCAGCGCTTGTTGCGCCAGCCGCGGCGGCGCAGTTCCTCGACCACCGGCATCAGCCGCTCGTAGTCCAGGTACAACTGGAAGATGGCCCGGACCTGGGCCGCCTCGTCCGGGTTGACCAAGAGCCGCGATCCCTGGGGGGCCAAGTCGTAGCCGAGGATCGGCCGGCCGCCGCACCAGCGGCCCTTGCGGCGCGTAGCGGCGATCTTGTCCCGAGTGCGCTCGGAGATGATCTCCCGCTCGAACTGGGCGAAGGACAGGAGCACGTTGAGGACCAGCCGGCCCATCGACGTGGCCGTGTTGAACTGCTGCGTGACCGAGACGAACGACACGCCCTTGCGCTCGAACGTCTCCATCATCCGGGCGAAGTCCAGGAGGCTGCGGCTCAGGCGGTCCACCTTGTAGACCACGACGCAATCGACGCGGCCCGCCTCGATGTCGTAAAGCAGGCGCTGCAAGGCCGGACGGTCCATGTTGCCGCCGGTGAATCCGCCGTCGTCGTAGCGCTCCGGAAGCACGGTCCAGCCTTCGCCGGCCTGGCTGCGGATGAAGGCCTCGGCCGCCTCGCGCTGGGCATCCAGCGAGTTGAACTCCTGGTCCAGGCCCTCGTCGGTACTCTTGCGCGTGTAGATGGCGCAGCGGATGACCGGCGGGGTGCGGGAGGAGCCGTTGTTGCCGTTGCGTCTCATCGGTCGCCCCTCTTTCCGCCCAGTCGGAAGAACAGATAACCGTTGATGTGACTCCCGGTGATCGCCTTGGCTACGGCCGAGAGCGACTTGTAGACCTCCCCTTCATACTCGAATCCCTGGGGCAGCACCTTGACCTGGAGCGTCTCGCCCTTGTAGGGCCGGGTGAGGATGCTGCCGGGCGGCGGGAGACGCGAGTTGCGGTCCGCTAGGGCGTGGATGGCCTGCGTTTGGGGCGGCGCGGCAGGCGCCCGAGGCGGGCGCAGGCGCAGGTCGGCATCGTTGGCCAACTCCTCGGCCCGACGCCGGGCACGCTCCGAAAGGTCGCCCTCGGCCAAGGCCTGCACCCGCCAAAGGATGCGCTTGATGAGCCACTGTTTGTGCCGGCTGCGGGTGGGCTCGCCGAACACCTCGGCGTAGCGCAAGCGCAGCTCGCCCACCGACATGCGCCGCAACGCGGCCAACTCCTTCTCGACGTTCAGATGCATGTTCTCGGCTCCTGGTACGGGTCTGGGAAACCGTCAACCGACACGCACACTGAGCCTCGTTTGGTGGGAAAGCTCAAGGCCCTCGGCCAACGTTTTTCGATCGCGTTCGGGGCATGCGTTGGTGGGCAAGACGGCCCGGCTTTCCAGCCGGAGCAGCCCGGTGGCGAGCACGGCCGCGATCTTGTCCAACCGATCCTCCGGCCGGCAGCGCGCAGCCTGAGCGCAGTCGAACATGGGAGCACTCCAGAAGAAGACGATGCCCGCGGTGGCCGCTCCCGGCGGGCGACGCTCACGGAAAGGCTGGTCGCGCGGCCCTATGCTGTTAACCTACCGGACGGCGGCTTGAGGTGTCACAATTTTCGGGGGGGCGGGCCTGGACAAAAACGCACGCAGATTCGAAGATGCGTATGCGTTTTTGTCTGCTCAGCCGTGCGATCAAGCATCGGCCAGCGATCATACTTCGGGATCGGAACCAGGCGACGGTTCGGGAAGAAGCGCAGCGAGCTGTTTGACAAGCTCCGGAATATGAACCGTGGCCACCCGCCAGATCCGCTCATGCTTGATCTCGCCGTATTCGTGCGCCAGAACGTGTCGCTGGGCCTGGATCGGCCGCCCACGGAATCTCAAGATGCGCGTCCTGAAATGGCTTCGACACGCGTCGCGCGGCTTCCCCGATGATCTTAAGCTGCCGTTCCACGGCGCTGCGCAGCATCAAATCGGCCACATAGTCCTCAAACGCGCGGTCCTCGACGAACGTCTGCACGGCCCGGGCCGCCGTCAGCATGTCCCAGAGGCACGCGCGGTCATCCCTGTCCGCTGGCATAGATCACCCGGCTGGTTTCAAGAATGCGTTGCCGACGGAAAGGATTCCTCAGCCCCTCGCGTTCCACCAGATCGACCGGCCGGCCGAACAGGACGGCCAACTCGTCCTGCATCGTGATCAGGTCCCAGAGGCTCCACGGGGCATCTTCGTCGAAGGAGACCAGCACGTCCACATCGCTCTGCGGGCCGAAGTCATCCCGCACTGCGGAGCCGAAAAGCGCCAGTTCGCGGACCCTCCACCTTCGGCACAAGGCCTCGAGAAGGTCAGGCGGAACCGTGATGCTGGCTGAGGCACTCAT